AATTTACAGACCCTAAAAGTTTTAAACCATACGAAGTAGATGTATCAAGGCTTATTAGAGTATTTGTAAACAATCAAACAGAAATGAGAAAGAGTATAAAATGATGACACCTTTGAGAATAACTTTATATATGACTATGATTGCATTAGTTGTATTTTTTACAAACATTGCATATGCAGTAGATGAAGATTTGTTTGTTAAAGAAATCTTACCTAAACCTATTACTTACAAAGAAGAGAGCCAAGTAAATAGTGCTCCTGTAGACAAAGTATATATATCTGATACACACGAAAAGGTAGAACAGAAATTAAAAGAATGGAAACACAATGAAGACAATGGTATACTTTCTTCAAAAGTTTTAGATAGATTTGAAAGAGACGGTCAATGGTGTTTCATTAAGATTGTTATAAGAGAATTAGACGATAAGACTATTGTAAAAGAAGAAATTATGGAATGTGCTGATACTGAACACGGTAGAACAGACAAAGAAAGAATTAAAGAACTGGAGAAAATGATAGAGTTAGAGAAAGCAAAGAAACCTGGTTATTGGGAACTATTTGCAGCTTTCTATTATAAAGATATGAATGCTCCAGAATATTGTAGGTTGTATTCTCAACCTTCACACGCCTTCAAATCCTTCGGAAGAGCGTGTTTAACAAATGAGGGTAATTGGGAGAGAAGATAATGATTAAAAATATAATCATATTAGGCCTCCTTTTTATGTTAATAACAGGTATGTCTACAACGGATGTTGTTGCATATGTTGAGGAAAACCAGCTTATTGACAAGTTGAGTGAAATGTTATATAATGTAGTTAGGAGTGTGAAAAACAATGTATAAAAACATAATGAAGATAGGACTTTTAGGCGTTCTAATAATTGGCCTAAATGCTTGTTCGTCAAAGACTTATAAAATTAAGCAAGAGACAGACAAGTTAGTTAACGAAGTGCCGTCTTGGTATATGGCGGACTTTGATAATGCTAAACATTGCGACATATCTATGTGGGCAAACAATGGCATTGTCAAAACAGATGATGATGAGAAGACTTGTATCTTCGGAGTTGGTACTAGTGTATCACCATCATTAGAACTTGCGATTGAGAAAGCGAAGTTGATTGCGAAAGCAGAAATGGCTGATATTGTTGCAGGTGAAATGAACAAGAAGGCGAAAATCTTTGTAACCGAAATAGGTAAAACAAATGTTAAGACCGTGGTTACAGAAGTAGAAACAGCGATGGTAAATGTCATTGCGAATACACCAGTGAGAGGATATGAAATCTTTGCACAAGAGGTAACTAGAACAAAGAACGGTTACTATAGAGCGTGGATAGGTTTAAGACTACCACTTGGTGAGTTTAATAAAATGTACGATTACACAATTGCAGAAATTGTTGATAGTCATAAACTTAAACTAAAAGCTGCTGAAGCCTTCAAAAGTGTTGAAGACACAGCAAAGGCAAAAAAAGATGGCAAAAGCGAATAGTATAGTTGTCTACACAAAAGACAATTGTCCATTTTGTGTTAAAGCTAAGGCCTTAATTAAAGGCCTTGGTTTCAAATATGAAGAAAAAAACTTGAAAGAGTTTGAAAGTCCTGAGGCAATGATAAAAGACATAGGTAAAAATGTTAGGTCAATGCCTCAAATTAAAATCAATGACGAGTTAGTTGGCGGTTATAATCAGTTGATAGAACATTATAACAAGCAAGGACTTGTTGACTTCAAAGGGAATAAGATTAGTGAGTGATGATAAAAAGAATGATTATGAGAATGTAATTTTATTTCCAGAAAATAAGATGGCAAAGAAGCGTGTTGATGTTGACCCAAAGGCACAAGAGAAAATGCGAGACTATCAAGCTGCAAAGTTTGTAGAAACAGCGACAGATGAAATCGGATTAGATTTGATAAGAAGATTTGTACAAATGGGATTAGATACTAAACAAGATGTATTTACAAAAGACCTTGCAATGTCAATGGACGCTGTACGAGGTCTCTTGTACAGACAATTTAATATAGCACACCCTATTCAAAAGGTAGTAGACTATGCTGTTAAATTGAAGATGAATAAGAAAGGTGTGGTTACTGCTCGTATTGAATATGCGAATATGTCAGATGAGATAACAATGACTACCAGACCTCTAAACAAAGATGTATCAGATGAACTAAACGATAGGAACAATGGTATGTTCCAGTTTACAGAAAATTTTGATTTTACACCAGATTACCCAGGACAAGAAGGACCGGAAGATGATGACGATTTACACGGCGATTTTCCAGACCCGGATCCTGAAGGACCACAGAAGTAATGAATTTAGTGCTTGACAAGCTATACGAGTTAGTGTATAATGAGTACTTAATAAGGAATTTGTCTATGGAATACCATTATAATGCGATAGACCATAGCAAGTTGTCAGACAAGACATTAAAATCAAACTTGAAAAGGAGGTTAAACAATTATGTTTAACATTTTTAAATTATCTAAAGGAGATAAAACTATGGCTAGAACTAAGCTATCAAAAACAGAAAAGATTAGAAATCTTTTCAACAAAGGTTCAGATGTTTCTTGGAAACAATTGAGAAACACATACGACCTTAAATCACCGGCTGCAATGGTTGGTAAATTAAGAAACGAAGGTTTAATGATTTATGAAAATAGGTCATCTAAAGGCGTTTCATATAGAGTTGGTACACCATCAAAAGCAGTAATCGCTGCTGGTATCAATGCTGTATTCGGCAAACAAGTCGCTTACACAGCATAATGAACTCAATAGTAAGATTACCTAGCGGGATGCTTACATAGAGTTGTGTGAGGCGAGGAAAGCGAGAGTGGAACTCGCCTCCACATTTTAACTTAAAAAGGAATATATGACAGACGATAATTCAGTTGACAAATCTTTTGAGAATGAAGTACCAGCACCTAGTCCTATGGTGCAGATACCATTAAAAGAATATGATAAACTAAAAGAGAAACAGCATTACATAACAGATAAAACATTAATTGAATACATTGACAAGGTAGAATTTTTTGTAAAAGAATTGAGAAAACATATAGTAAGGACGGATATATAAATGGCAAAAATGAGAATATTTAAGTTTTGGAATGAAGCAGGTGACGAAAAAGAAAAAGAAGCAATGAGTTTGAAGAAGGCAACTATGTCTGTTCAAAACGACTTCAAAGACAGAATGATAAGTGTTGAATATATCAGTAAAAAAGGTAAAGAAATGTGTCATAGTATTATGATACCTATTGGTAGAAAAGTAAGACAAGCTCTTAAAATAGAAAAGAAGAGAGCAGCTGCAAAAGCAAAATTAGAAGCAAGTAGAAGAAGTGCATAATGATTATAGTTGATTTACACCAAGTGCTTATTAGTAATCTGATGGCACAAATGAGTAGAGTATCTTACCAGAAAGGCAATCAACAAGGTATTGCCAACAAAGAAATGGTTAGATATATGGTATGTAATTCAATTAAAGGATACATTAGAAAGTTTAGTAGTGAATACGGAAAAGATTTAGTACTTGCTTGTGATAGTGGTAATCCTTGGAGACGAGACTTCTTTCCTCAATACAAAGCAAGTCGTAAGACAAGTAGAGAAGAGAGTACAAACGATTGGGATAACCTATTTAATCTCATATGGGAAATCAAAGAAGAATTAAAAGAGAACTTTCCTTACAAAGTAATCGCTATTGACAATGCAGAAGCAGATGATATTATCGCTACCATTGTTAAAATGCAGACAGAAGACAAGTATCTAATTATATCAGGCGATAAAGACTTCAAACAATTACAGAAGTATAGTAATGTAAGTCAATATAGTCCAATACAAAAACATATGGTTGTTGAAGATAATCCAACTAGATACTTACACGAACAGATTATCAAAGGCGATAGGTCAGACGGAATACCTAATATCCTATCAGCAGATGATGTCTTTATTACAAAGACAAAACAAAGTCCTATTACAAAGAAGAAACTAGAAGAGTGGTCGCAGATTGACGATATACCACTAGGTTCAGAAACAAAGAAATATTACAATAGGAATAAGAAGTTGATAGACCTAGACCAGATACCTAACGCTATGGTAGAATCTATTATAAATAGCTATAACGACTATGAAGTACCAAGTAGGTCCAAACTACTACCTTACTTTATAGATAATAAACTGAAATCGTTGATTGAACACATTAATGATTTTTAATATTGCAATATTAAGAGGAAAATGAAATGGCAAATGAAAATATAAATCAAAGTATGAAAATGGCAGCAATGTCTTCTTCATCTATGGCTCTCACTTACCACGAAATCCTAACTAAAGTTAACAATGCAAAAGACAAGGCAAAGAAGACAGAAATCCTACGCCAGTATGATAGTGTCTCTTTGAGACAAATACTAAAAGGTGCATTTGACCCGAAAATACAATGGGACTTACCAAAAGGTAACCCACCATATCTTCCAAATGAAGCGCCTGTAGGTACTGAACACACTTTCCTTGATTCCGAAGCAAAGAGACTTTGGCATTTCGTAAAAGGTGCAGACCAAAATCTATCCAAAGTAAAAAAAGAAACTTTGTTTATTCAAATTTTAGAAGGTTTACATCAAACAGAAGCAGAATTGCTTATTGCTGTAAAAGAGAAGAAGTTAAATAATATGTACAAAGGTCTAACGGCTAATCTTGTAAAAGAAGCGTTTGGGTGGAATGACGATTTTGTTAAGCTAGAAGCATAACAATACAACGGTTTTAGGGTATTTTCCATACTAAAAATACCCATATTTCCCCAAAATAAGCTCATTTTTTGCTTGACAATGTACCTAGGAAGTGATAGAATAAATAATATTAATGATTGAGAAAGGTATATAATGAAAAGCTTGATAAAAACGATAGTATATGTACTTGCATTTTTGTATTTGTCTGGTGTAGCATTACACTTAACTATGCAGAAAGCAAAGGCAGATGACTATGTTGTGGCGACTAGTGCCCACATCATAAAAGAAACGGTTAACGGTAACATTGACCATAGTGCTGTGTTGAAGTCTGAACTTGAAAGATTAACACACTCAATGGCAATAGAAATGACTTTTGTATTACAGAAGCATTTACCAAATATATTAGAGAGCATTGCTTCTGATATTAGAGTTAACGGTATAGATAAAGTGTACAAAGAAAGTCAAACAAAGGAGTAGTATGTTAGAAAACTTAATTTACTCAATGGCTGACTTGGTTTCTCTTATGAAGACCTTGGCGCCGATTGAACTATGGGTGATTATACTTGGTGGTATAACATCATTTTTGATTATGGAGTATAGTGATAGAAAAAGACAAAGAGACGAAAAAATCAAAAGATAGGGAGAACAAACACCAGTGCCGAAAGAAACTAAACCTAAATCAGTTAGGTATGCAACTTTAAAGAAGAGAGTAAAGGCAGAATATGAGCATACTAGACAATACAAGACTACCTATAAAGACATTAAGAAAGTCTTTCAATGGATAAATGAGGCAGTCTTTGACGCCAAACTTGCACCGTTTAATGAGATAACGATACGAGATTTGAGACCGATAAAATGTTTTGGTCAGGTTACACAATGGGAGTGGAAAAGAAAAGGTACACAATCGTTTCATTTAGAAATGGCAGACAAGTATAAGAATAAAAAAGAATTCATTAGTACATTGGCACACGAAATGGTCCATTTGTATCAAATGAGAAACGCAGGAGATAGTGGTAATCATAATGCTCTATTCTATTCATTTAAGAAACCAATGAGTAGAGCAGGCATAGATATGATTTAAACTAATATAACATTATGGTGAGAAAAGTGAAAATAGACTACAAAGAGAAAATCCGTATAACTAAATTATGGATTAAAAGAGTATTAGGTGTATCAATGTTATTCTTAATAACATATGTAATAGGTACATTTAATCCTAATACACACTCTACAAACAAATTAGCAAAAGAATACGAAACAAAATACCTAGAACGACTAAAAGAGTTAGATTTAAGAGAACCAGAATTTACATATAAAAATGATATACAATTTATTAGGGCAACTCATAAATGTATTGACTTCTTAAACTTCTCACAACCAGATGTGTTTAGAGTACCATACGAAATGATAACAGCACAGGCTGCTTTAGAGAGTGGTTGGGGTACAAGTAGATTTGCAGTTGATGGTAATAATCTATTTGGTATTAGAGTATTCAACAAAGACTATCCACATATGTTACCATTAGGTATGCCAAAGTGGAAAGGTTGGGGTGTAAGAATATTTGCTACGAAGTGTGAAAGTGTAAAAGAATATGTTAGGTTGATGAATGAACACCCAGCCTATGAGAAATTCCGTAAGTTGAGACTAAAACAACTTGCAGAAGACGGCGAAATGGATCCAATAGAGTTAATTAAGACATTGGATAAATTTAGCACAACGCCTGATTATGCAGCTCGTGTAATCAGTATTATTAAAAAAGTGAGAAAATTAGAGGAGAGTAAATAATGGCACGACCAAACAATTGGGAAGACGAAAGTTATAATAATATCAAAGAAGATAACAGACCGTATATGGATCCGTATCTGAAAGATATGATTGAGAAAGCATTTAAAATTTTTGATACATTGCAGAAAGGTAAAGCAAAAGTCTACTTCACAGGTTTCTGGGCAGCAGATGTAATGCGTTGTTTTCCTGGTAGGCAATCAAATAAAATATTTAAGAAAATGCAAGTAGCATTAAACAGAAGTGACCTACAATTCTTTCAAAAGAAGTTAGAGTATGTAGAAGGCTTTGAATATATAGTAAAGAGAAAGTAATATGGGTATATTAGCATTTTTATCAGCGATTAGTATATCAAGCGTAGCTGCTTTGTATAGTATATTAGGACTTGCAGCCATTTTTAGTGGTGCAAAGATACCTATTATGATTATGGGTGGTGTGTTAGAGGTAGGTAAACTTGTTACCGCCTCTTGGTTATATCAAAACTGGAAGAACAAAGACTTACCTATAACAATTAAATACTACTTGACAACTTCTGTAGTTGTGTTAGTGTTTGTTACCTCTATGGGTATATTCGGTTATCTATCAAAGGCACACCTAGACCAGGTTGTACCTACTTCATCTAATACAGCGAAAGTTGAATTGATTGATAAACGAATACTACAAGAAGAACGAATAATAGAACGAGCAGAAAATACCTTATTGCAGTTAGATAAATCTATTGAAGTATATCTAAAGAATGACTATGCGACAAGAGGTTTAAGAGAACGAAGAAAACAAGAAGAAGAAAGAAACGAACTTAAACTTACAATAGATACAGCGATGACTAACATAGACAAATATATGTTAGAGAAGAATACATTTGAATTAGAACAATCAAAAATAGAAGCAGAAGTAGGTCCTCTAAAATATATTGCTGAACTGATATATGGAGACAATGCAAAAGACCACTTTGATGAAGCCGTAAGGTGGGTAATCATTGTATTGATATTTGTATTTGACCCTCTTGCAGTATTACTATTGATTGCAGCCAACATATCTCTAGCACAATGGTCTTCAGGTAGAAAGAAGAAAAAAGACATATCATTGAGACAACTTGATTTGAAACTTGCAAAAGAGAATGCTAAACATAAAGAAGCAAAGAAACAGATTGACAACTATAAAGACTTCTTTACGAAGTTAGCAGGTAAACAATTATCAAATGAAGACTATGAGAAGTTTTTTAAGATACTAGGTCATAAAGAATTAAGAGAAATGGGTCTGGATCCTGATGAGATTCGTATTAAAATGGACCAAGTATTAGACTGGAATGCTACCGAAGTAAAGGAAATGCCTTCAAAAAACGACAAAACATTAGTGAAATCAATGCTTGACAAAGATAACTAGGAGTGATATAATATGACTATGATTTACACAAAAAAGAGACAAGAAGAACTTGTCGCAAATGCAGCTAAAATGATGAACAATGCTACCAATAAATGGGCAACTATGTTCTGGACTGGCGTCTGGAAACAATTGTGTATTAAATTCGGAAAGGTTAACTAGTGAATATATTTGTATTAGATAAAGACCCTGTAATTGCAGCCAAGATGAGTTGTGATAAACATATTGTAAAGATGATACTAGAAAGCGCTCAAATGCTATGTACAGCAAAAAGAGTTGCAGACGGTGAATTGTATATTGCAAAAACAAAGAACGGTAGAGACATCAAAAGATGGCGACTACCTAATTCTAACGAAGAGGCAATTATCTACAAGGCAGGTTGGTTAGGTCACCCTAGTACTAAATGGGTAATGGAATCTGCTTACAATTATACTTGGTTGTACAGACACTTCAAAGCATTGAACGAAGAATTTATGGAAAGATTTCCTAAAAACAAACCATTAGGTCATAAGTCTTTTCAGTTGCTAGGTGATATTCTAAAAGAACCACCTCTTAATGCAACACTAAACAAAATTGCAACACTACCAACACCTGCTATGCCTGAAGAATGTAAAGTCTTCAATGAAGGTGTTATTGATGTAGTTGCAAGTTACCGTAAATATTATATTATGAAAAAAGTAGACTTTGCTAGATGGTCACATCCTGGTAAAGCACCTGAATGGTTTACAGAAGGAGTTGCTAATGCAAGTTGAGTATGGTTTACTCTTTTTTGTAATCGGTATGACGGTTACGATTGTAGGTTTCTTTATAGCCTTTCTTGTTGCGACATACAAACCAAAGAAAGCAACAGATGAAGATAACGCTTTAACACAATATCATAAAGATATTATAAATAAAAAATAGAATAAGGAACAATTATGATGATAGAAACATTAGTAGGAAAAACAATTGTACATTTAAATAATATACAATTGAGCCATTGGCAAACAAAAAGTTATAGTGAACACGAAGGACTTGGTGAATACTATACAAAATTAAATACTCTAAACGATAGACTTGTAGAAACATACCAAGGTAATGCAAATACAAGAATACACATTGAAAGCGGTCAACACACATTACAAAATTATCAATCGTGTGACCATACGGTATCTGAAATCGTACAATACGGACAAGATTTAGCGAAAGCGTCTTATGACTTATCGCAAAAGAATGAATTAAACCAGTACGAAGATTTACTTTCTATACTTGAAGATATGGCAGAAGCAGTATCACAAGTACAATTTCACTTGACATTGAAGTAGAACATAATGCCAACATATTCGTTTAAAAACACAAAAACAGGTGAAGAATTTACTGAATTAATGGGTATTTCTGAAAAAGAGAAGTACCTAAAGAAGAATAAACATATTCAGCAGATGGTCACTTCTATAAATATCATTAGTGGAACAGGATATAGTAGTAGACTTAAAAACGATAGTGGATGGAAAGAACTTCAATCAAAGATTGCAGAAAGAAATCCTGGTACCAACTTCTCAGCCGAACACGGCAAAAGGTCTATCAAAGAAATAAAGACGAGACAAGTATTACAAAAACATAAAATATTACCGAAAGATTAAATGAACAAGTTATTACTAATATTGCTATTCGTCCTTACTACTGGTTGTAGTGCAAACCTATCAAGTTTGTTTACGGTAGGTGGTATGACTAGTGCAGTTGCAAGTAAGAATAGTGCAAGTATGGCGTATAGTGCTTTTGACTTGGGTGTTATGGCGACAACAGACAAGAACATTAGAGAACACGCTTTAATAAAACTTGAAGAGAGTAAAAAGGAGGACCTTGATGACTAAAGACATACCAGATTATATGCGAGGGTTTGATTTAAATGACGAGAGTTGGGGTGTAGGACCTGCTGTTGCAGAAGTACCTAAATCTGAACCAGGCATTGACCCAAAGAAAATAGATAGTCAATCTGCTGAACTATCTAATATTAAAAATGATGTATCATCTATAAAGTCAGCGATGAATGAAATTATGCAGATAGTTGCTGAAAAAGATACTATAACAAAAGAACTAACAGATGAAGATGTTGCGAAGAGATTTAAAGATTTAGAGAAAATCGTTTTACCTTTTCTATACAACTTATCTAAAACGGAGGAACCTTATATTCATTGGCCAAATAGAGGACCAATTATTAAGGCACAGATTGAGAAGATACTAAAACTAACAAGGGGGTAATTTATGTCCAGTAAAATGGCACACAAAGAACTGAAAAAGGAAGTGAATGTATTAGAACAAGTAAGAAATAATGATAGAAGTTTTGAGACTTGGAAACAACTCAAAGAAGGTAAGAAACTTAAATTAAAGGCAAAGGAAAAATTAAATGAAATTAAGTAAGAATTTTAGTCTGAAGGAACTAACTGCTTCGCAAACAGCGGAACGGAAAGGTATTAATAACAATCCTAATGACGACCAAATTACTGCTATGCAAAAGTTATGTGAAAACATCTTACAACCAGTAAGAGACCATTACGCTACACCGGTAACGGTATCAAGTGGATTCCGAAGTGAGGAATTATGTGTATCTATTGGAAGTAGTGTTAACTCACAGCACGCCAAAGGTCAAGCGGCCGATTTTGAAATTTTTGGGGTACCGAATGCTGAACTAGCAAAATGGATATCTGAAAATTTAGATTTTGACCAATTGATATTGGAGTACCATAAGACAGACGAACCTAACAGCGGTTGGATTCATTGCTCATATAAGTCTACTACAGACAATAGAAAACAGACTTTAAGAGCATTTAGAAACGACCAAGGTAAGACACAATACGAAGAATACAAACCTGCTTGAGCGCTTGGTGAGTTTTCTAAAGACGATATAATTAATATGTACGCTAAAAAAGGTTAGGTGCTTGACAAATGTATCGTGTGATGATATAATAAGTGATAATTAAATAAGATAAGGATTAATATAATGGCTAAAGAATTTAAGTTTGTTGACTTGAACAAAGACCTACTACCAAATACAAAAGGTCGTAGACAGAATGGTATTCGTTTTTACGAAGTTGAA